CACCACTACTACCCATAAAATCAATAACTTATAATACCTTTGGCGTAATTCTGGCGTAATCCATATTTTAATCAAGAAAAACCCCGCTATATTTTGCGGGGTCTGCCTACTGCTTTTTTTAAATCTTCCGGTCTTTCACTCAGCCAGTCAGATAATTTTTTAAGGTTCCATCTTCGACCTTTTGTGGTTTCTGTAATGTATCTTGGTTTTGGAAAACCTTTTAAGCAAATAATGGATGATTTGAAATACACACCACCATATCCTAAAAATTCTGCCGCCTGATCATCTGTCAACCAAATGTCTGAAGGTGGCAGGGCAACAATAAAGTTACCCATATTTGCCATTGCTGTCATTGATTCACCTCCAATCTTTTACCTGCTTTGATTTCTGCATCAGTGGCGTGTCTGAATTCAACCAAGTTAATCCAGTGGCTGCCTATATCATCCTTGGTTATTTGATAGAACTGATATTCAGGTTTATAACTATCGATAATAATCCAATCCCCAGCCTCAAAAATATTGTGCTGGCGGCGGTATTCTAAAGCCGCCTTTTCTTTGAGTTGCTGCATTAAGAGTTGATTTTCTTCCCAGGTAATTCCAATTTGATCAGGACTTCTCACGACACCTCTCCCAAAGCCATCACCACACCGCTCGGTAACTTGCTCAAATAGCAGGTGAACAGGTGATACAACTTATCCGCATTACTCTCATCTACTGTGATAATCCCGCCAGTGCCGCTTTTAACTCGTTGACGTGACCAGCCGCGCATGTGGTATGTGAACTCATTGTCATAATCCACCGCGTTTAAAATCGCATTGAATGAGCCAACATCACCGGCAGACCATGTCTCAATATATGGCTTGTCGCGTGCCACGAGGTTATCGATCTGAAGCTGGGCGAATTGCACATTGGTTAATTGAATTTCAGTCATTGGCTTCACCCTCACTGATCATGCTTTTATATTGCGAAGCGGTTAGCTCCATGTGTGGCAGAGCAATGTTCACAGTCGAATCAATGTAATAAGCATTACCTCTTTTCGTGTAAGAGATACTTGGTCGGCATTTTTCATTGTTAAATAAAACCGACTTTAGGCCGTTGTAATTCACACCTTCCAAGCCTTCCATAAATTCAGAATAGAATTTCTTATTACTTTTGCGCGGACGTATTTCCCAGCCTGTTTTGTATTTTTCACTTGAAACCTTGAACTCTTTTTCTGTGTCCAAGTGAAGTGGATATTTTTCAAACCAAAAACAACTAAACTCAAGACCGCGATCCAACGAGTTAAAGACATAAGGCGTGTCAGCACCGTATTTTTTCTGCAAGGCGTGTAACTTTGAATCAAAAGTGTTAATTGGCTTTAAAGCTTCATCAAGTTTGGCCACAGATCCTGCATCTGTTATTTCAAAATACATCTGCATTATTTCTGCTCCTGTGCTTCACTTACATTGAAATAAGCATTAATTTCACAAGCCAAACTATGCGCATACCCTCTTGCTTCATAACATTCAGGACAGCCATATTCTTGAGCGCAATTAGCCATGTGTCCCCATTGGCTCATTTGCTGAGCGGAAACCAAAACAAACCCTTCCGGCACCGCTTGGGCTTTGGCTTCCTTCCACGCATCCCATGCAATCTTTTCTGACGCATACTCAATATTGTTATCATATTGAGCAAACCATTCCTTAAACGCTTTATCTTGAATATCCATCACGCCACCTCACCAAAAGGTTTATATTTCTTAAATTCTTCAAACAACTCAGTCGCTGCTTTATTCAAGCGACCATTCGCCATAATCATTACGTTTCGCGGAAAGCCTTTGCCTGTAGCGGTGTTATAAAACTGTGCACCGCCAGCGGAAATCACGCATTTATATCCAAGATAGGTCAGCCAAATCACAAAGGCTTCGCTCATGAGTGGGTGAACACGGTTGTATTTGTTCATGCCGCCGCCTCCTTTGGGTTCAGCTCGCAAATGATCTGATCAATTTTTTGATTAAACCGAATCACTGACTGCTCAATACCCGCAATATCCAAATCCTTTGCAAATACTCGAATAACCACCAGTTGCAAATGCTCAGGCAGACGAGGGTCATAACTCACAAAGTCACACCACTTGCGACGAGTGCAGGCCAATTGCCAAGTAATCTGCGGCACATATTCGCTCGGTACTTCTTTGGTCAAGATGGTATTTAAGTGAGTCTGGGAACTTGGACACTTCACTTCCAATTGCCCGTCTTGATCAACCAAACCATCAGGACTGGCACCGCTCATTTTGATAACCGGATGATCAATCAGACCTGTGCCAATTACAAAATTACCGGTTTCATTTTCATACGCAGCAATTGCATAAGGTTCCTGATCAATACCCCATTGCATCAGGCTATTGGTTTTGGTTTCCTCCTGAACGCCAGTAAGGCGCTCAGTCAGAATAGTTAGGGTTAAAGCATTGTGAGCTTTGCCTTTAATTGGCTTTGCATCCACATCCTTAATGCGGCTGGCAGTCACTTTGCCGCATCGATCTGCATGCCAATCTTCACTACGCTGGAGAATGGTCATAGGTTTCTCCTTGGCGTGATAAGGCTTGGTCTGCGAGTTCAGCAACCGCTTTTAAATTGATTGAATGGGTGGTCCAGAAGTAATTCTTGCAGTTGCCTTTCGGTAGAGCCACATAGGCTGCTTGCAATCGACTTGATCCGAACTGTGCTTCATTTTGAAGATTAGCCAAATGTTCGTTTTCAAACTCTTGATAGCCTTCCGGCATGGCTGTTTCATCAAAACCCTGAACGGTTTTTACTGCTCCACTTTCATTGATTCGTTCCGCTTCATCCTGATCATAGATACCCACAAAGCCAAAGGCCAAACGTGCACACTGAATCAAGGCTTTGTGGCGTAAGAACCGCTTCGGGTGTGACTGCCACGGTCCGGCAAAACTATTAGCACCCATTGGCTCACGATAAACCTCATCAAGATATTCACGAACAATGGTAGGGCGGTCACGATCTTTCCGGTAAATAAGGCAATCAACCCATTCAGGACAATCAACCTTAGCTTTATTCATGCGAACCATATTTTCCGAAAACACAAACTCAATGCCGTTCAGGTTTGGATTACTATTAATGATGCGCGACCAACCATCCACACCAACCACAGGGATAATGCCTTTGCTTTTATCTGGGAATGCGTAGATTTCTTTGGTCCACGGATTTAACTTGTACTGGCTTGCAACAATCAGCAGCGCACCCATTTGCTCACGTGTGATTTGTGTTGATGACTTAAATGCCGTTTGAATCAAGGTTTGCTCAAGTTCAGCAGGGTCAACATTGTGCAGACCAAGCACAGCAGAAAGCTGGCTGATCTGAGCTGTAATTAAATTTGTCTGTACTGGTGCATTCATATTCTTATTCCTTAAAATTTGATCGAAACGTGCGGCACTAGGCCTTTATTGATTGCATTCAGAATGGCTTTGCCCTGATCAACACTCACGCCAAGATCAGTCAGACCTTTAAGCGCTTCACTACAGATTTGCTTTTTGTGAGCCACATCAGCTTCACGCGCTTCAGCTGCTTTACGTTCAGCCTCAGCTTTAGCAACCTGTTCAGCTTCAATACGCTTACGTTCATTTTCAGCGGCTTGCACAGCACGTAATTCAGCAGCTTCTTTTTCAGCTTTCAATCGAGCTTCACGCTGTTCTGCCTCAGCCTTTTCACGTTGCACACGCTCAGCTTCAAAACGTGCTTTTTCTTCGGCTTCACGAGTAGCTCTTTCAGCAGCTTCGCGGGCGATACGATCTTCATGTTCACGTTGTAAACGAGCCTGTTCAGCAAGGCGAAGGCGTTCTAATTCAGCTTGTTCGGCTTCGTATTTTTCACGAATGGTCAGGGCAGTGCGTAAAGATTCAAGTGTTTCAAGTTTGGCAAGTTTTGCTTCTTGTTCGTATTCCTCAAAAGAAGAATCAATTACACGATTTTCTAGTGTTTCAATGGCTTCTTTAATATTTTGCGCAGTCCACTCAGCATCCAAGGATTCCGCAAGACTTGGCACCATGCGAATCACAGCAATTGCATTTTCATGCTTCGCCACGCGATCCTTTTCCGTCTGTTCCCAAGCATCACGCGGTGCAAGAATTTCATTACGCAGTTCATCAAACTTCTTAACAGTCGCAATGCGGTCGTCATCAATAAGCTTGATTTGAGCCTTTTGATCAGCAACCAATTCCTTTCCGCACTTCTCAATAAGGGTTTTAGATTTGCTCACCTTCATTGCCAGTGAACCAATCTGATCGCGGCCTTTTTTAGTGGTTACATCTGGAACGTGTGAGCGCGCTTCTTGAGCAATACGCTCGAATAATTCAGCGGTGCCACCTGGCTTACGGAATGCAGCAACAACAATGTTTTGGTCTGCAATTTCTAATTCGAATTTTTCCATCTCAAACCACCTCTTCAAATAGTTGTTCCGCGTACTCATTCACAAGACGCTGTAATTCTTTAATCTGCTCGTCATTGAGCGTAAATTCCCGACCTTCCTCAGCTTCAAAATTCCAAACATCCAGCAAAGTCACAGGCGTATCTTTCACTACCAGCCAAGAATCAATATCCACTGGCTCTGCATATCGCATATCCCCATTCGAGCTGCGCATTTCAGTCATCGTGTGAGGCAATACAGCCATTGAACAATCAGCCGTTGCCCACAGGTTTTCACCGATCTGACGATACAAACCAAAGGTCAACACGTTATCTTCAATCGAAAGATCAGAATCAACCTTGAAGCTTGGCAGGTCTGAGAAGTACAAATCACGGGTAAAATCTTCATTCACCTTGCAGTCAGTTACCTTAGTGCTATGACCATCACGGCACATGAATAAAGACTGGTTTCCGATGTGATGGATCGGACGCATTGCCGCACCACATCCACAGAATTGAGCGTAAGTGTTCATGCTGGCACCTCATTAGATTTATGCGCGTCATACAGCTTGATTGCGTGAACAATTGCGTAGCAGCACCAGATATAGCGATAGGTATGATCATTAAAATCCCACTCCCACCAGCAATCCATATCTAAACCACCAGCATAATCAGAATCCCAATCTCTCAATTTTTGGATAAACTCATGCTGATCATCTTCAGCACAATTAATTAGGTCTTGAATAGCTTCTTTAGCTTCTTCAGCATCAGACTGATCTTTGTCGTAGTCGCCAGAATCTATACCCGCAAGATGATCTTGAAGATGCTCGGTTAAAATCTGTTTGGCTTCATCAGCGGAGAACTCTTTAACACCACCACGTGAATCCACAGCCTCTAATTTTTCTTCCCAATAACCCGGGTTAATGTCATAGCCATCTTTGTCACGGAAAAAGTCAAACATGTCTGCAAGGCGGGTAAACACAAAGCTACCCATATCACCGGTAAACATTAAATGGCCCGGACGAGTGGTGATGTGATAATGCATTTCACAGCAACCTGGTCTTTGAATTGTCAGGTCCCGAAATAAACCTTGATCTAGATTCACCGTCAGCTCATGGCGGGCAACATCTTTCAGGAATTGCTCTAAAGTTGGATGTCTCACTTCACACCCCCAACAATCGCAGCATTAATCTTTTCAATTTCATAACGATCAACATAGGCATTCACAGTCTTGTCAAAATGCACCACGTTCAGAATGTCCAGAAACTCGACTGAGGCATCGTCCAAGGCATACTCGACATAGATGCTGTAATCGTCGGCTTTGACAGTAGCGACACAGATCTGATCGCAATTTACGCTTTCAACTTTGTATTGCTTTGCAGCGATGTTGATTTGAGGCTCTGATAACTCATCAGCAGTCTTAGCTGGCTGAACCGCATAAGCCGTTACCAGCGCCGCGCTTACGGATGCTGCAATTAATGCAGACTTGAGAATATTGGATTTAGTTGTCATGGCTGCCTCCGAACTTAAACTTAGGCAGCGGGATTGGTTGATTTGCATGAAAGGCATCAATCATTTCTTGAGTGACAGCAATCTCTTCATCATGATCAATTTCCCAGAAAGTGACACCCAGATGTTTTTCAGCCCAAGCTTTTAAGAAGTTATTTAATTCAGCTTTTGCTTCATCACCAACGCTATCCGATCCTGTATTACCGTCAGTGAAATCACTCGGAAAATTGTCATAAATGCGCAGGTCGTAATTTTCCAAAACTTCATCAGCATCCATGATGAACTGGGTGGGCGATGTCTGGCGCTTGATACCAGTAAGGAAGGTATTGCCAATCTCTAATACGTCGTCATCTTCCATGTCTTGCAGGGCTTCGGCAGGATTTTCATAGTCAGACCAATTGTCTTCGCCGCGATAGCTGAAAACTCGATCAGCATTCAACTTGCCTTCATCAACTTTTGTATTCATAATAATTTCACTCACTGTAGGATGGGTCACGCTCCAGGTTGTTCGCGCAACGCTGGGGCTTTTTGCTGTCTGTGAGATTTAGTTTACCAAAGGAAACTTTATAGTCAAGAGA